AATGCTCAACTAGCCGCTGTATCTGCACTGCAAGCATCTATAGCTGCTAATATGAATATAACATCAGCTCAACTCGGTGCTATTATCGGACTCGCAGCATCTTTGAGTGCTTCGATATCTACAACAAATGCGGGTAACTTTGCTACGGCAAATATAGAAGCCGATTTATCTGTTACAACAGGAACAGCAACGCCTCAGCAAATTGCGGCTGAAGTTTGGGATACGGTTTTAGCAGATCATCAAACGGTTGGCTCAACTGGAAAAGCACTTAATGATGCGGGCGGGGCAGGAAATCCTTGGTCTGCTTCACTCTCTTCAAACAATACGCCAGGAACATTTGGATATTTCGTACAAAAACTTTTAACGGTAGCTAAATTTTTGGGGCTTAAATAATGATTGAGGCTGGCATCATGTTAAAATGGATTAATGATCCAGTCTTATTTGCAGAGGAAAACTTTGGCATCACTTTAGATGAGTGGCAAAAAGAAGGTCTAATAGCTATTTCAAATAATCAGCGCGTAGCCTTTAAAGCATCAAAAGGTGTTGGTAAAACAGCATTATTAGCTATGGCTTGCTGGTGGTTTATGGTGACTCGTTTTGATTCTAAAGTAGTGGCTACATCTATTAGTTATGACAATTTAAAAGATGGTTTATGGTCTGAGATGGCTAAGTTTATGAATATGTCTAAGCTTATTCAGAGTCAGTTTGAATGGACTCATACTCGTATTTATTTAAAAGAAAAACCAGAGACATGGTTTATGTCAGCTCGTACATGGCCAAAAGGTGCATCATCAGAGCAGCAAGCCAATACATTAGCCGGACTTCATGCTGATAACATTATGTTCGTATTAGATGAATCAGGTGGTATTCCTTCATCTGTTATGGCAGCGGCTGAGGCTGCTCTTGCCAATGATACTCATTCTGGAACTGATGCAAAATTAATTCAGGCTGGAAATCCAACACACTTAAGTGGTCCATTGTATGAAGCTAGTACGAGAGATCGTAATATGTGGAAGGTTATCGAGATCTCATCTGATCCTGAGAATCCAAAAAGATCATCTCGCGTATCTATTGAGTGGGCTAATCAACAGATTCAAAAGTACGGACGAGATAATCCATGGGTGTTAGTTAACGTATTTGGTGAGTTTCCACCGTCATCATCAAATGTATTGTTAGGTTATGAAGAAGTTCGTGCCGCTATGAACAGAAAAGTTGATGGTGATTCTTATATTAACTCACAGAAAAGATTAGGCGTGGACGTTGCTCGTTTCGGATCTGACTCTAGTGTTATATTTCCAAGACAGGGATTAATGGCGTTTCAACCTGTCGTTATGCGTGGAGCTAGAACTAACGAAATAGCTAGCAGGATATTACAGGCTAAATCTAAATGGGAGTCAGAAGTTGAGTATATTGACGGAACTGGTGGATTTGGTTCTGGAGTAGTAGATAGTTTAATACAAAAAGGGCAGACGCCTCAAGAGATTCATTTTTCAAGTAAACCTGACGATCCTAGATATTTTAATAAAAGAGCTGAGATGTGGTTTCGTATGGCGGAATGGATTAAACGAGGTGGATGTCTTCCATATAATGAACAATTGTTAGCTGAATTAACTGCTCCTGATTATTATTTTAAAGGGTCTAAGCTTATATTAGAAGATAAAGATCTTATCAAAGAAAAGATTGGGTCTAGTCCAGATTTAAGTGACGCCTTGGCATTAACTTTTGCTGATGTCGAGATGACTACTGGCCTTGGTGAATTGGGAGTATTAAATAGAACGCATATTGAGAAGTCTAGTTGGGACTATGACCCATTAGATCCTAAGCGTTTTTAGCTTGCAATGCGGTAATTATTACATGAGTATTTAGACTAGAGGCCATATAATGCGCAATAGATCGGTCGATCTGACAAATAAAATATGGACAGAGGTGGGTTGGTGGGAATTTCAATTAGACAAGCGTTGTTAACCGATGTTGATTGGTTATTAGTTGAGCTTGAAAAGTTCAGTCATTTTTATGGATCTAAATATCGTTTATTTTCAAACGATGAGAAGTATAACAGAGCCTTAATCACAGGCATTGTTCAATCTCATTTAGTGTTATTAGCTGAAAAAGAAGATAAAACTCCAGTTGGATTTATCGCTGGTACTGTAGCAGGACACATTTTTAATCCTGAAATCAAAACATTATCTGAATTATTTTGGTGGGTTCAAGAAGAGTACAGACAAGGAAAAGCTGGAGCTATGCTGCTATTAGCTTTTACTGAGTATGGAAAAAAGAACTGCCAACTTATCACTATGACCATTGAAGATAAGTCACCTATCAATCCTGATTCATTATTAAGACGTGGATTCAAACCGAAAGAAGTATCTTTCATGATGGAGATATAATGGCAAGTTCAGTCGTTCAAGCGTTTAACTCAGTTGGAGAAGGTCTGAATAGCGTCGGCCGAGACTTTGGCAAACTCTTTGGAGAATATCGAGGCAGCGGTGCGGATGCTATTGATGCTGCAAACAACGGAACTGATGAAGACAAAAAGAAATATTATGCTGGCGGAGAAGGTATGTATTCTCCTGCGATTGGAAACCCTGAAGAGATGTATCAGGCCAATCTTTTAAAGCGAACTGAAGAGGCTCGTGCTAAACAAGTAATTAAAAACAACAGTGAAGTCTTAGATGCCAAGAAAGGCTCAACAGCCGGCAGAGCATCTGGACGATCTGGAACCATCTCTGAAACATCTGCTCCACAAGGATCTTTACTTGGCGGCGGTACGGCATCTATTGGATCTAAAACATTGTTAGGACAATAATGAAGAATCAAACAAAACGTCAACAACTAGATTATATTCAAAAACAATTAGAGCTAGATAGAACATCGTTTCTAAGTCATTGGCAGGAGCTGGCTGATTATGTAGCTCCTCGTCGTGAGCGTATTAACATCACAGATACAAATCGTGGCGACAAGAGAAATCAAAATATCATTGATTCGACCGCAACTATTGCCATGAGAACTTTAAGATCAGGCATGATGAGTGGAGTAACAAGTCCAGCTCGTCCTTGGTTTAGAGTTTCAATGGCAGACCCAGAAGTGAGCGAGTTGGGAAACGTCAAGCGCTGGCTAGACACTGTTGGAAACCGCATGAGCACGTATTTCTTAAGATCAAATCTATACAATGTTCTTCCTATTATATATGGAGACATGGGTTTATTTGGAACTGGATGTATGTACATCGAAGAAGATTTTGAGGGTGGAGCGTTTAAGTTTCAGCCATACCAAATTGGATCTTACTCTGTAGCTCAGAATTCAGATTTAAAAGTAGATACATTTTTTAGAACATTTAAAATGACATCTCGTCAGATGATTCAAAAGTTTGGCCTAAAGAATCCTAACAAGCCAAAAGATATTGATTGGTCTGTTTTCTCGGCGCAGATAAAAGATGATTACGATAATAATAAATTAGAAACTCAATATGATATCTGTCATATGATTAGACCTAATCCTGATTACAAGCCAGGATCTGTTAATCCTAAGTTTAAAAAATATTCAAGTGATTATTACGAACAAGGTACTGGTCAGTGGACATCTCAACAGGTTGATAGATTCTTGCGTGAATCTGGATATGACTATTTCCCAATTCTTACTCCTCGTTGGGAGATTAATGGTGAAGATGTCTACGGGACCTCATGTCCCGGAATGGAAGCATTAGGAGATGTTAAACAATTACAAGTAGGTGAAAAAAGATCCCTACAAGCTGTTGATAAAATGGTTAACCCTCCGCTAATTGCTCCAACATCTATGCGCAACGCAAAGGTATCTCTCACTCCTGGAGATATTACATATAACGACTCCAGAGATGGAGATCGTGGATTTAAAACAGTTTATGATATTCAGTTTAGAATTATGGAGCTTGAACAAAAGCAAGCACAAGTAAGATCTCGCATCCAGAGAACCTTCTTTGAAGATCTATTCTTGATGTTAGCATCTAGTGATCGTCGTCAGATTACAGCGCGTGAGATTGACGAGCGTCATGAAGAGAAATTATTAGCATTGGGTCCAGTTTTAGAACAGTTAAATCAAGATTTACTTGATCCATTGATTGATATCTGTTTTGAAATAATGAACAAACAAGGTTTATTCCCTCCTCCTCCGCAGGAAATTGCTGGAAGTGAAATGAAAATCGAATACATTTCAATTATGGCTCAGGCTCAGAAAATGATTGGTCTATCTAGCATTGATAGATTCAGTGGATTCGTCAGCCAGGCTGCACAGTTTGATCCTACTGTTTTAGATAAAGTAAATTCTGATGAATTAATTGATTCTTATGCTGACTTAACTTCTGTACCTTCTAAAATTGTTAGAACAGATGACGAGGTTGCAGGAATAAGATCTAATCGCCAACAACAACAACAGCAAATGCAGCAAGCTGAGCTGGGAAAAACACAAGCCGAAACAGCTGCTAAATTATCACAAGCTAAAACAAGTGATGACAGTATATTATCGCAATTAATAGGTGGATAGTCGTGAATAAAGAGATAGAGAGAGCGTTATTATTTATATTACAAACAGAGCAAGGTCGATTGTACCTTGCAGAACTATTAGATTTCTGCGGTCTTTATAAAGGATCATTCACTGGAAATAGTGAAACGTATTATAAAGAAGGCATGAGAAACGTAGGGCTTAAGATCATGGCTGATATGGCTAAAGTTGATCCAAATTCCTACATTAATATGATGATTGAAACTAAAAACAGAAAAGAACGAAAAGAAAAGGAGAAATAGATGTCTGAATCAACGCAAGTTACACCTGAAATTGAAACAGTACAACCCGTTGTCTCTGAGATTCCAGCGGAAGAAGTTTTATACAAGGATGTTGAAACTAAACCAGAAGTAGTCCCAGAACAACCAAAGCCTGAAGTTGTCGAACCTGTAACACCTGAAGTACCACCGGTAAAAGAAGAAACTCCAGCTCCGGCTGCAGTGGAAGATTTTAAATTGGAAGTGTCTAAGGATTCCGGATTGACTGAGAATGACGCATTAGAAGTAACAGCTCTTGCAAAAGAAGCTGGTCTATCTAAAGAAGTTGCTCAGAAATTACTGGATAACAGATCCGCGCAACTGAAGAACATGTACGAAAATCAAAAAGCCGAATATGCAGTGAAGATGAATGAGTGGAAAAAAGAATTAGAAAATGATCCTGAGATTGGTGGAGTGAATTTCAAAACATCAATTTTACAAGCGAACATTATTCTTGATAAATTTGCCAGCCCAAAACTACGTAAGGATTTAGACTCTACAGGTCTAGGAAATCATCCTGAATTAGTAAGATTTATTGCAAGATTAGGAAAAGAGTTTTCTACTAATGATACTATGGTCAAAGGCGGCAACTCGTTTGCAGCTCCGGCTAGAAGTATTGAAGATATTATGTACCCTGACAAAAATTAATTAACAAAAACCTTTAACTATTGTCCCATAACTAGGGACCTAGGAGAAAAAAATGGCTACAATTGGAACAAAGAATAACTTATTAGACATCGCGAAACGATTAGATCCAGATGGTAAGATCGCAAAAATCGTTGAATTATTATCACAAACAAATGGTATCGTAGAAGATATTCCATTTAAAGAAGCAAATGAAATGACTTCGCATTTAACTACAGTGCGCACTGGATTACCAGCGGTTTACTGGCGTTTACTTAATGCGGGTGTTCAACCTTCTAAATCAACAACTGCTCAAATCAAAGAGGGCATTGGTATGTTGGAAGCTTGGTCAGTATGTGATGTTAAGTTGGCTGAATTATCTGGTAACGAAAAAGGCTACCGTTTATCTGAAGCAACTGCATTCTTAGAAGCTATGAATCAAGAAGCTGCTCAAACTATTATCTACGGAAATTCATCTACAGCCCCAGAAGAGTTTAATGGATTAGCAATTCGTTATTCTTCTACGGCAGCGGCAAATGGTCAGAACATCATTAAAGCTGGCGGCGCAGGATCTGACAATGCATCAATCTACTTGGTGTGCTGGGGCGAGCAAACTGTTCATGGTATCTACCCTAAAGGATCTAAAGCTGGTATCGACCATAAAGATCTTGGTGTGCAAGTTGAGCAAAATGCTAATGGTGTTACAGGCGCTCAAATGGAAGTATACAAAGAGAAGTTCAATTGGAACATGGGTATCGCATTAAAAGACTGGAGATATGTTGTACGTATTTGTAATATCGACGTATCTGATTTAGCTACGGGTTCTGCGGCTGATATCACAGGTCTTATGATCCGTGCTATTCACCGTATTCCGAATCTTAATATGGGAAAACCAGTATTCTAC